TAAGGTTTTCATCATCTACTAAATTCATAAACTCTCCAGGATTTTTCTTAGCCCAAAGAATCATGTCACGTCTAAGCTCTGATGAGGTTAGCGTAGATACATTTCCTTTCATTACAACACGAGCAATAGCTTCTAGGTCGTTGATGTCAATGTTTTTAGCTGCTACCTGAGCATCAAGCTCTGAATATAAGCTCTCAACCTCTACAGAAGCATTCTTTTCCTTGTCTAGCTCGATAAATGTCTTTCCATATTCCGGATGAATAAGCAAAAACTTTTGAAGATTTACATTCCAATCTGGAACGAATAACGTTCCGTTTTCAAATGTAATAGGCTCTAAGGTAACTATTCCATCTTGCTCATCCACAAAAGGAGTGATTTGATTAGTAGCATACCTTAATGCTCTATTTAGTTTTCCGTCAAAATATGTGAGAGGTTTTCTTCCTGTATGTTTTACAGGAATCATCATTCGAATAGGAGCTTTATTCCCAGTTAGTATAAATACTCTATTCTTTTGTTCTAGGTCGGGTAATATTGAGTTATACCCAAAACTTTTTGCAGTTTTTGTTGCCATTTTATTTATAATTTAATTTGATTTAAAAAAAGAAGATGAGGGGCAATTATATGCCCCTCTCTCCTATAATGATTATTGCATCAAGATGAAGTTGTTAGCTCCCATTGTACAAAGCGCACGCTCTGACAAGAAGTGAACTTCCATTTTATCATCTCCGCTAGTCATAGCTCCTCCAGCAGAACCAACAACCCAAGACTTGTATTTTCTGTCTTCAGTTGGAGACACTCGGTAACGAACGTGTAAGAATGGTCTCTTAGCGTTCTCTCCAAGGATTTGGTCATATACTGTAGTAGTACCAGCAGGTACAACGATACCATCTACACCACCGATATTACCACGAGTAGTAGCATCGTTTAGGTATTTCCAGTCAGACTTATAGAAGTCATACCCGATACGGAATCCAGTGAATCCAAGATTCAACGCCATATCTTCATCGTTGTCAAATAAACCGTAAGAAGCTGTAGAAGCTCCAGAGTTATTTTGAGCAGCTAATACTTTGTCAATATCAAAAGATGTTGCACGATTAGCAAAGATTACGTTTTCTTGAATAGCTCCTTCTTTATCAAGAACTTTAGCTAAAGCCTCTAAATCTTCTCTAGAATCAATAGTACCAGAAGAAACGTTACCGTTGTTTTCTACTTCATAGAAAAGACCTTTAGTTCCTTTGTAGTCATCAGAAAGTGCAGCTACACCAGAACCAGTTCCAGCAGGCTCACCTTCAATCATAGAAGTTTCAAGGTAATCCTCGAAACGTAGGCGAGTTTCGCTTTCTGATTTCAAATACCAAAGGTATCCAGAAGCTCCGTTTTCAGTAGATACTTCTACCCAGCCTACGTGTGCCATCTCAGAACCAGATACTTCGTACTTGTCTTTGATGATGATTGGGTTGTTTTCTTTAGCTTCGAAATCAGCTTCAAGAGAGCCTGACATACCACCAGTTCCTTTTCTAAACTCAGAACCGTAAACGAAGATTTTCACATCGTCGCCTGCAGTATATAAAGCAGCTCCTCCAGAAGTAACTTCTACTAAGCTGAAGTTTTGATACAAAGCAACTACGATACTGTCAGCTGCAGAAGCATCAGTAATAAGGGCTTTTGCTTGAACTCCGCCTGGTCCAGAAATAATAATAGTCTGGTTTGTGCGGAAGCTATGTCCTGTTACGTTAATAGTGTTTGCATCTGTTGCATGGACTGTACCAGAAGCTTGTACGTGTAGTCTTCCTTGCTCACTCCACTTGATTAAGTCAGAAGAAGAAGGAATCTCAGCTCCTACCATACGCAAGAAAGAAGCTACAGAACGATTTCCGTAACGCTCGAATTCTTGCTCATATAAATCTGGTAGATATTGCTGAGCAAAGTCGTAGTCTGCGTTAGTTAAGTAGTTACTATTTTGTAAAGACTTGCCAGGTGCAGGTGTTAATGAAGTACTTCCGCCAATTGCGTTAGTACCAAAATTAATAGTTTGTGCCATTTTTGTAAAATGTTTAAGGTTTTAAAATTATTTTTTTCTTATTTTAAGCCCACGACCAAAGTTAGCACCGTCATTGACGACTTTAAATTTAGTCCCGGGTTTCGATGAATCAACATTTGAACGTACATCCATTTTGATATTTTTGCCATCCTTAACAACTTCATTTACCGCATCTGCCTTGCCTTGCTCATAAAAGAACTTAGCGTAAGCTTCTGGGTTCATAGCCATGTTAAGAGCAGCATGATATCTCTTTGGGTCACTCAAGTTGCCTTCACTATCCAAATGTCTGCTAATAAAATTGTTTAAATCTGATTGTTGTTTTACAACTTCATTAACATCTTTTGGCTTAAAACTAAGTTTTTTATCGCCTAAATTAAATTCAAAACCTTCGAACTTATCGTTAAAAAACTCTGATGTCTTCTTCTGAAAGATTTCTCTTTGTTTAGAAGCAGCCTCTTGTTGTTTCGTAGACTCATCATTGTATTGCTGATAAAACTCAACAGCCTTTTTGACATCTTCGGGTAGTGCATCCGTACTTGACTCAAGTGGTGCTTTATACTTATCCCTCATTTGCTCAAAATACTGCTTAGCTTTATGTAGCTCTTGCTTTTTATCAAGACTCTTCCTCTTGACGTCTTTCTCTGTATCAGTGTTTTCGTCTACAGTAAACTTATCTTCTATCAAATAATCGATATCAGAATCGTCAAGCTCAGGATTTGATTGCTTGTAGTATTCACGCAGTAAAGTTGTTTCCTCATATTCAGAAACATCTTCGTTTGCTTTTACAAAATCTTTTAAGCCACGCTTAGTATCGTTTTTGTACTGCAAATACTTTTCAACCTCCTCAGGAAGCTCTTGTTTGTTTTTGTCTTTATTTGAAAGAACGTCTTCTAATTCCTCAAGTCCCATACTGTATTTACTAGTTAGGAACTCAGCAATTATTTCTTCTTTAGAAACCTTTACCTCTTTTTGCTCTTGAGGTGCTTCAGTTTCTTTTTCAGCAGGGACTTCTTCCTCTGCTTTAATATTTTCTTCAGCTTCTGGCTGTTGCTCAGGAGCTTTTTCTTCTTGAACTTCCGAGTTTGTCGTGTTTTCACTTCCGACTTCGGCAGTTTCTTGCTCTTTTTTATCTTCTTCCCCTTTTTTTACAGGAGGTTTAGATAAGTCAACTTTGAAGTCGACATCTTGATTTACGTCACTCATAATAGATTAAATTTAAATTTATACTGCAAAATTAATTAAAAAAACTATACATTTTCTTGACCCATCATAGGCGGCATACCACTAGGTTGTTGGCCCATCATAGATTGAATATTTTGCATAATTTGATTACCAGCGCCCTCATCTTCAAAGTTTACTGGTGGTAAGTTTTCTTTTCTCTGACGAATAAGCTTACTCTGTTGAGAAGCTTGCTTGTCAGTTCTTTTATCTTTTCTATCCTCTTTATATTCCTCTCTACCCTTAAAAAGCTCAGCTTCCATTTGTTTTAATTCCATATCAAATTGATGCTTCATCTTGAGAATTTCAGCATCTATTTGCATCTGAGCTTGCATTCTTTGCATCTCAAGTTCAGCTTTCATTTGCTGCATTTGAGCGTCAGCCTGCATCTTCATTTGCTCTTCCTGCATTCTGGACTGTGAGGCAGCTTGCGCAGATTGAGTATTAGACTCAGTTTGCATCTGGATAGCTTGTTTCTGTTTCTCCATCTCCCTCTTCTCTCTCTTCATTTTTCTTATCTTGAGTAAAGAGTTTGCTAAGGTTGTGTTTTTAACATCTCTAATATCTATTGCATCTTCTAGTCCTATTTGACCAGCTTGAATAGATTGTTGAATGTTTTGCTCTAGTTTTTGCTTTTCCTCTTCATCTGGTTCTATTTCTATGAATATACCAAAATCATGTAGGTGTAATGACATTATCTCGTTTACTATCTCGAAATTGTTTTTACCAATCATCTTAGCAAAATCTTCAGCAAAATCAGAATATTGAAGTATGTCAGATATTCTGTAAGATAGAGCTTCTGCTAGTTTTTTTGTGATTGATATACCAGATAAAACAACATGTCTTGTTGCTGTATTGCTATTTAGTGCAGCAAGTTTTTGTATTCCAACCAACGCATATTGGTCTGGATTACTTCCATCTCTAGCCTCGTTAATGCCCGTAACAGCTCTAATCATATTAAGCTGATAATTGTACATATTGATAAGACTAGCTATCTTGGCGTTAGAGCCGCTACTTGTAAGTTCTTGTATTGGAACTCTAGCATTGTTAAATTCACCATCTTCTGTGTAGCTTCTACCAATAACACTACCTGTTTGAAAGTACATTGATAAAGCCTCTGAAGGGTTGTATGAAGCTCCATTACCTAAATCTACACTGTTGAGGCCGTCTGCATCAATAAACACACCGTCTGGTATCATTTTAGCCACAACCTGCTGCAATTTTAAATGCGTAAGCTGTATTTGGTCTGCAAAAGGTATCATTCTTTTAACCAAAGAATCTATATTTCCTTTTGACATTTTAATAGCAGATACAATATAAGGCGGTAAAGCTTTTTGAAAAGCAGATTTTGGTCTAACCATATTCTGCATAAGCTCCCACTTGATTAAGTGATTTGTTCCTAAAACCAAAACTCCCTCATACCAAACATCTATTCTTCTAGATACTTTTTTGAACCTAGCTTGCTCGCTTTTTGGTGGGTTGAATGAATTATCTTTCTTTAATGGCTTTTCACCGCCATTTTCATTCTTTTTTACCTTATATACAACTTCTCTATCTGTTTTATAGCAAAAATACAGTAGAGATACGTTTGATTTATCTAATCCGCTTTGTGATTGAAGGTTTTGTGTACTTCTATACCCATCAAATCTACTTGCTAGTTTAGATATTTCCTCGATGTCTTCTTGTGTCAATCCAGGGTTTATTTTTTTTAATTCTGTAACGTGTACAGATTTAACCTCTCCGAAATAGTAACAGTCGTTAAAATAAGGGTCTTCTGTTGGCGAATACACAAAGTTCACAGGGTCAACATACTCGACTCTTACTCCATCGTGTGGGTCAAAAGAATGTTTTACTGCAGATATACCAAGAACGACATTGTCCTCATCTATACGTCTTTTTATTTCATCATAGTTGTTTAGTTCTAGTATAGTGGTTATAGCTGATTCCTCTGCTACTTCTACACCTTGCTTATATCTAAGTTTCATGTATAAGCTTAGTTCTTCCTCTGAATCAGGAAGTTGCTCTTCAGGGAAGTTAAATACATCTACGCCAGTTGTGTTTTTTATTTCAGACAATATTGGTTTTGCTATCATATCAGCAGCAACCTCTTGTTTAAAATACTCCCTCTTCATGGAAGAAAGGTCATCTACCGCCTCCACCTTAACATCTAGAAGTCTGTTAGATATGCCATTTACAACAACATCAACAAACTTAGGGATAATCGGAACAGGTGTCCAATCTAAGTTGAGGTAAGATAGGTCGCCATTTACGGCTAATTCGTTTTTATATTTATCTACTGGCTGTTCTCCCCTAGCATATAAACGTCTGGTTAAAAACTCAGAACGGATTTCGCCATACATACTACTGCCGTAGTCTCTTGAAAACCACTCAGACTCAATAGCATGACCTACTCGAAGTCCATACTCATACGTGTCCTTCTCGATGTCTGGAACAAATTGATTAGGAAAACCACTACCCGAATTGAATCTTGGCTTATTTATCATATTTATTTAATAATTTCACTAACAAAACCTTTGTTACTGTATCTTGCAAAGTTAATATTTATTTGATTACGTTTTTCTTGTCCTATATTCTTGCGTGACTGATTTGCCATAATAGCAAACCCTGAGCTCACAGTAGCATCAAACCTTGTTCTATTATTGATGTCATAGTTAGCCCAATCAAGCAAAGTCCTGTTAAAAAACATGTTGCCGCAGCTTCCAAAATCCATACTCGCTTGGTCTCTAAGTACACCTACATGGTTTTCTATATAACTTTCTATGCCTTCTGCGTGAACAGATATTACTGCAGACGACGATGGTATTCCTCCTAACTCTCGCTCTGCTTTTGATAAAACGTTTTTATGTTTATCTGGTCTATTTAAAGAAAAAGCTCTGTAACCTCTTTCTTTTAGATAATACAATAATCTTGGCTTGTTATTTTCGACAAGTATCGGCATACCATAAAAATGTAGAGCCATCAATACATCTTCGTAAAATAGTTCTGCGGTTTGCGGTCTTGATATGTATTCTAAGAAAAACATATTTGTTGGGCCGTCTTCCATATGAAATTTAGTCATTCCATGTAAAGACCCCTTAGACCCTCCTCCGTTTACAGTGCCAGATATATCATAGGAGTCACAACCAAAAGAACCCATGTGTGCATTACCAGGATATTTTCTGCCATTTTTTTCTGTAACATTATTCATTAAATCCTTGCTTGGAATCCATGACAAGAAAAATCTTCCTTTACTTTCTGGTCTGAATATAACCTCAGTATCTCTTTGACCATTTCTCCAATGAAAGTTACCTCTTGATACAGTGGATTTTATAGCAAAAGAATCGTTGTAATCTATTTGCTCATATATTCTAGTGAGGTTGAATATGGTATTTTTAGATTCATCTCTGAAAGCATGAGATTCTGTTCTAGGGAATTGTCTGTAATATTCATTCAATGCATCAGGGTCGTTTTTAAGACTATCAACTTCGTTTTGCCAATATTCTAATGCGCTTTGACTGATATAATCACCGTTTATACTGATTATCTGTGATTCTGGAGTTTCTAGTACAGGTTGACCATACATGTCAATAAACCCCTCCATATTCCATTCCATTGGGATAAACAGGTTGTATAGTCCGCTTTTTGTCTGTCCATTGGAATTACGTGTAGTTGGGTCTGAATCGTAGTATAATTTTTTAAAGTTTTCCCCACCTTTATCCAAAGCATTAGAAGTAGAGCCCATAAGACACTTACCTATAATCCTGCTACCTAAACGCAAACAAGTTTTTGTTACACGCCAGTTATTTAAGATGTTGTCTGGCTTTTCCCACTTCCCGCTTTCATCGTGTACCAACAAGGCTAGTTTTTCCCCATCATAGCTGTTGTCCCCTGTGTTTTTCCAGTCGATAGTAGTATCTAATCCTTGCAGGTCATTTGTAACACTGGTGTTTGATATAGATTTCCTAGTGAGTTTGGAAGCTGGAACCCTGTAGGCAAGCTCTGACTTTGGTCTATCCATACCATCTTGTATGGGTTTGAAAAAGAATGGGTAGTTAACTGATATAGGCACAACCTTATCTGTAAACATTTTTTTAGCGTCACCACCTGTTTTAGACAGTATACCAAATCTAGAGTCTGATGTTATTGTTGCTTGATTTACTATTTCAGCAGAGGACATAAACGAAAACCCAGAACGTCTGTTTTTTAAATAGCACATTCCGTAACATCTTTCGTCTGCTTTACACGCTTCCCAATATATAAAAAACACCCTGTTTGATTCCCTGTATTCTGGTTTACCTACATCAATCTTTGTCCACTGCAAGTACATGTAGTGTGTACCAGTTATGTACACGGGCTTTCCGTTATTCATAAACCAAAAACCATTTTCCCTTCTATCAAATTCATTCTCAATGTAAGGAACCCAAGTCTCCTTGAAATCCTTGTTCATTTCATTCCATTGAAATATGGTTTGCAAAGGCTTTAGGGCTTTTGGATACTCTGAAGCTTCCCAATATTGGTCTTTCTTGTCAGACGCCCTTTTGTATACTTCTTTTGGTTTTTTTGGAAGCGCTATGTTGAGGCTGTTGATACGAACAACTTCGCCAACCATACCGTCCTTAGAAATCACAATCATGTCTAAATCTGCGTCATAACCGTATTTAAAAGACTTTTCCCTATTTCTGGATGTCAACACCTTAGAAGGTATAAAGTCCTTTAAAACTACGCATAAATCATTATTTAGACCTTCTTTCTGCAAATCCTCCTGTTAAGTTTTTCTTTTCCTCTTCTGGGTTTTCTAGCATATTCTTTTCGTTTTCAATTCTATTTAGAATCTCGAAAGCGTCGAATATTGCTAGTTTTTTTGTAGCTGCTGCATTTTTTAATCTGTCAGCTGCCAACTCATCATCTGGGTCTGGTTTTATAATCTCCTCCTCAGCAACCTTGATTAGTTGCTTTACAGCTTCATGACCAGCCTGAATGATTCTTTCTTTTATTTCTTTTACATTTCCCATACTATAACACTGTGCATATATCATTCGTTCTCATCCTATACACAGTCTCTCCATCAACATCAAAACGATATTCGCTGTTTTTTGTAAAGTTTATTTTATCTCCCTCGCTAACGCCTAGTTTGCTCAGATTATCATTGCCATAAACCAAAACGCCTGTATTTAGTTCTTCGCCTTCCTCATAAAGATACGAATTTTCTTTGTCGATTGGTTTTACGAAGCAGAAGTTATCTACAGAGTTCCATCTATCTCCATCGTGATAAAGATAAAATTGACTTTCATCTATAAAATAAAGACCGTCTTTGAAGAAGTTTGGTGACTTCTTTGGTCTTCCTTTCATGTCGTAGTAAATCCTGAATATATTATGGTGTACAATGATGATATCCCCAACTGATATATTTCCTTTATATCTGCCAGGGATATGCACTATTTCTCCAAGACGATTTACGTGCTTGTGGTCTTCTACACTTGAATTTACAATTATCTTTTTCCCAGCTATTTCGACCTCGTTCACGTATTCATCTCCAACAGGTTTAATGATGAAGTAATACGGTGATTTCATTTAAAAATAAATGTTGTACTCTATGGATACAGGTATATTCTTGTTAAATTCTTTCCAAAGAAAAACCTCATTATCTTTTTCTATATATATAAGATATGACTCTTTGTCCTTGTCAAAATCAATAAGATGAATATTGTGGCTACCATTCAAAACATCTTGCCCTAAGATGTAGTGCATGGCGCTACCTTTGTAGTCTGCTCCTATTGATATCTTACGAATTTCCATTTTCCGATGAGTCAAGAGTAAGTTCTCCTGTATCTAAGTTGATACTACCCTTACCATGCTCTTTTTCGAGCTCAATCATAATAGATTGCAGCTTTTCACCTTCTTCATGCAATCTATGAAGAGCTAAGTGTTTTTGAGCTTCCATAGCTCCAACCTCCATTTGTATGTTGGATTGAACTTGTCTGATTTGACGAATACTATTTAGTATTTTTTCGTCGATTTGAATTGTTGCTTGGACAGGAATGTCCTTAACTGATTTTGCCATTTTATTTGATTTTAATTGTTATTATTCTTCTGTAGACTCCTCTACTTGTTCTTCTGTAGACTCCTCTACTTGTTCTTCTGGAGACGTCAACCAAGAAACCTCGTCGGTGCTCACCTCTTCGTTTTTAGGCGTAATCCTATCTGATATTGCTTTTTCAATAACAGAATTCATGTGGTCTGTTGGGTGATTTGCTTGTGCCCACAAAATTACATCAGACTCTAAAACCTCAGCTAGAGGGGTAAATACATTAGGGTCTGGTGGTAAAATAGGGCATGCCCCACTAAATGTGTAAGACTCACCAGAATCAGCGTCGGTTCCAGTATAGTCGAATTTTACGTGTGTGATTACATCTGACAATCCGTCTAGTGATGGTGCTTTCTTTAAAG